TTACAGTGCGTGACCCATTAAAATTAGGGGTCTGGAAATAAAGAGATTGAGCAGAGGGTTCAATCTTCGAAGTGCGTTGCATTCCTCTTGATTTCTTGTAGGCCATAGCCTAAGGGAATAGAACGGGGTCTATAATACCTCGCCCCGTAGCGCCAGCGGTCATGTGGTTCACGACCTCCCTTCGAATCTGTTCTGCGGTATACATGTACACCGATCCCATCTTCTTCGCCCTTCCACCGGAGGTGAGGGTCTAAAAAGTAGATACCCAAGATGTGTACTATTTTCAGTCACATCGACAATATACGATGCGTCGTCCAGAAGTTTTCAACTTTCTGACTGGACATTTACACTGATGAGATATCAGTCTTTGAACAGATCGTTTCACTTCAAGCTGTTTCTGACAGATGCATAACCAAGGTACAACATGCTCTGTAGTTTTGTATTCTTTGAATACATTGTAACAGACATAACACATTTGTGTCATGCGACATTGCCCCTGTTCTCTATTGTCATAGAATAGGACACAGGAAGTCCGAGAAATTCGCACTTCATACAATGTAGGGGGGGTTGGGCGAACGACCAAAACCGGTCGCTACAATTGTCACACATCTCGAGAGTCGTCTGTGTAATCATCTCCAACACCCACAATAATCATACCCGCAGTTAATACATCCTGCGTTCTGCCCCAATAAAGACGATTGAGGGCCTAAACTGTATCCTTCCATAACCAAAGGTTTGTGGAGGAAGTTAATTAACTAAACCCGAATAATCTCCACCAAAAGTACCACCTATGGCACTAGCAAACATTTGCCAAGCACCTCGTTGTTGGTGTTCAGGCATCGATTCAATTAACATAAAATTCGCAACTGCAAGAGCTGCTGGAATAGATAAAGGCAATGCAACCTTTGCTGCAGGTAATGCTGCACGTGCAAAAGTCACGCCACCAAGCGTCGGAAATACATTAAAACTTATTCCCAATATCGTTCCCGAAACAGCACCTGCTGAAATAGCATCGGCGGCCTGTATAACAAACGGTCTCTCTGTCGCTTCGGGAGTAGTCATACGTTGCATTTGTATATAATTCCCATAAAAAGGAATAAACATTTCATAATTCATTCTACCCATTCCTGGTCACAAGTTTCGCAAACGAAATGCCAAATAGGTTGTTTAGGATTATCATCATCGATGATGGATCCAATAACTTTGTTCGAAGAACATTTAGGACACACGATTATCACTTCGTTGTTTTTCTACGTGTGTTTTTTTTCTTAGCAGCAACCGCTACTAACTTTTTAGATTTAGGATCCTTGTCGGTATACCGATATCGGACCATTTTTCCGTCTTTCTTGAAAGACTTACCGTAATTATATGCCATCAGAAGCACACTCCTGCTAATCGGCCAATTACTGCATCAGATACTCCCATTAAATGGAGGAGACCAACACAGAGGAGGTACTCCAATCTGTTGTTTTTCAGATGATTTAAAACTGAACCGGCGGTCACAGTTTCTTTTACAACTTCGATTGTTTCTGCTGAAGCATTCATAATTCTCACATCTCCGTCATTGATTCACATAGATAACCTCTATGAGGACCAGGAACCAGGTTAACCTTAATTCCAAAAAAATCGGTACCAGGTTCCATTGCAATATTGTTGAACACCAAACGAAGTAATCCACAAGGGAAGTTAGATCCCTTAAGTCGAGTTACTCCACCAATAGTGGTCGGTGTAATATAAGCGGCGTCAACGACTTCAAGTCCAGTCATTTGATTAGCGCCGCCAGGATACATAGTATCAAGGAAAACAGTACCTGGTGCACCTTGAATTTCACCATTCTCGAATGGATAAGGTGCAATATTGTTTTCAGTAATTAAATCGTCAAGAACAGACTCTGTCTGGTCAGTTCCGTCATTAAAGATAGCTGCCATCCAATTGGCAGGAATGTTATCATTCGCTGAAGAAGCATCTCGTGGTGTATTGGGATCCAACACTTCAGGTAATCCACGAGAAGCTGCATATCCTTCTATCAAAGATACAGCGTTAAATCCGGTTGTCAATGAGACACCAGGATAATTAGATCCAACAGCGATAAGTTGTCGCTCTTGTACATTATCAGTTCCATCGGTCTTGGGAACAATAATCTTTGAATATTCCCATTCGCCAGGTGTAGCGACACTAGCTCCAAGCCCATCAATAGCAACTGGTAACAAATCATAATTCGTTACTCCCATTTCAGAACCATGATGGATGGAATCCATATAAACCTTAAAATCTAAGAACTTAGGTCGAACTGAAGGAGTTTCTTCAAGTGCTTCTCGGTTCATACGTTGCCAGGTTCTGAAAGCCTTCTCCCAAGCATTGGACATAACCCAAGTATTTGGAAGTTTAGCACTGATTACTTGACCAGTTGTTGTCTGAGTAGAAAATAATTCAACAGACGAAACTGCCCAATTCAATCCTTGACGATAAAATCGTCGATTGGCCAAACTCGCACAAAGCGAGAGATCCAATGTTACAGTGCGTGACCCATTAAAATTAGGGGTCTGGAAATAAAGAGATTGAGCAGAGGGTTCAATCTTCGAAGTGCGTTGCATTCCTCTTGATTTCTTGTAGGCCATAGCCTAAGGGAATAGAA